GTAGACCCTGAACCAGATCAATTTGATTATAGCGCAGAGGTTACTGCGGCTAATACCTTGAACATTGCTGTTCATGCTACGGCTGCTAATACCCCACTTCCTACTGGGTTTAAAATCCTAGTAGGTCGCCCTAGCTGGTAAACGGATGCCCCTTTCGAGGGGCTATCTTTATATGAAGATTATAAATACAGAAACTAAAGAAGTCGATACCGTAAACGATAAACAAGCATTACGAGTAATCGCAAGAACTGAGGGACTATGGGAGCGATACAATGAGACTCCCCCTAGTCCTAAACCTCCTTCTATTAAGAAGCAGGTTGTAAAGAAGAAATCTATTAAGAAGAGGAAGACTAAGTGACATTTCTACAGCTTACAAACAAGGTGCTAGTCAGGCTCCGTGAAAGTGAAGTATCTTCTGTATCACAAAGCTCTTACAGTAAGTTAATAGGAGAGCTGCTAAATCAAACAAAAAGGGAAGTCGAGGACTCGTGGGATTGGGTACTACTCCGTTCTACTATCCAAGTAACAACTGTCTCTGGCACATTCCGTTATACCCTCACAGGGGCAGGTAATCGCTTTCGTCTATTAAGAGATAGATTCAGGAATCCCTCAGTATTCAATGATACCGCTAATCTAGCTATGACTCAGATTCCCTCTAGGCAGATGACTCTTAACTATACAGGTGATGCTATTATCTCCGCTTCTCCAGTAGAGTTTGACTTCAATGGAAGTACAGATGGCGACCCTAATGTAGATGTATATCCACAACCCAGTGCTGTAGAGAACCTTAACTTTGATATGGTTATCCCTCAAGGGGACTTATCTGCTGATGCTGATATTCTTACTGTCCCTGAGTACCCTGTTATCCTCGGAGCATATGCTAAGGCTGCTGCTGAACGTGGTGAAGATGGTGGGTTCATGTTTGCTGAAGCTGAGAGTAACTATCAGAAAGCTCTATCAGATGCTATTGCTATTGATGCAAGTAATCTACCCTTTGAGCTTATGTGGGAGATGGTATAAGTGCCTAAGCAGCTAATACCCCTCTCTGTAGCCTCCCCCGGCTTCTTTGGGCTTAATAAGCAGCAAGGAAGTTCTATCCTACCTCCCGGATGGGCCTCAGAGGCTACTAACCTTGTATATGATGATACAGGGAGATTAGCTTCTAGGGAAGGGTATAAGAATATCTTTTCCTCTAACCCTACAGGGACTCCTAAAGCAATACATGAGTATGTAGATGCTGCTGGTAGTCGTATCACTATATTTGCTACTAATAATACAATCTACAAAGATGATGCGGATGGTACATTCACAGATATAAGCGGTTCTATCACAACCCCTACAGCAGATAACTGGAAGTTCCAGAACTTTAATGGTGCTTGTGTAGGATACCAAACAGGACATGATCCCATTGCCCTTACTACTGTAGGGGGTACATTTATTGATGGTACTGGTACTCAGTATGCTGGAAACACTGTACTAGCCTCTAATGGCCGTCTATGGACGGTATTTGATAATACCCTATATTATTCAGACCTTCTTATCAATACCTATGCAGGAGGTAGCTCAGGTAGTTTCGACCTAGCTACTTACTGGCGAGAGGGTATGGATGAAGCTGTAGCTATTACTGAATTCAACGGGTATCTAGTGGTGTTTGGTAAAGACAATATTATTGTCTATAGTAATCCAGATGACCCCACCTCCTCTATGGCTATTGTAGAGAATATAGGGGGTATTGGTTGTGTTGCTAGGGACTCTGTTCAGGATATAGGCACTGACCTCTTATTCCTATCTCGTACAGGTATCAGAAGCTTAGGTAGGACTATCCAAGAGAAGTCCTCCCCTATCAGGGATATTTCAAAGAATATTAAAGACTATATTATCCAGAAATACTCCATTGAAACAGGGGATATTAAGTCTGTATATAATTCAGAAGATGGTTTTTATGCCATCTCATTCCCCAGTAACAGTAAAACATTTGTATTTGACCTCAAGCTACTTAATCAAGATGGTACTCCTAAAGTAACAGAGTGGGACATTGCTCCTACTGCCCTTGCTTATACTATTACGGCAGATATGTTAATGGGGTTCACGACTAGGGTATCTGAATATACAGGTTATCTTGATGACGTAGCTAGAGATGATTCTGGGGGAGCTACTTATTCAGTCGAATGGGTAGGTAACTGGAATGATTTTGGTCAAGAAGTAAGCTCTTTAGTAAAGATACCTAAGAAGATGAGTATTCTTATGGGAGGTGTAGCAGGTCGTACAGTGTCTATCAAATGGGCTTATGATTATATTGATAGCTTCTCCTCTACAAATATCACTTTCACTTCAGGGACAGTAGCCAGATATGGAGTAGCCACATACACTAATGGTATTTACTCAGGGCTGTTGACATTCAATACAGCTAAAACTCCTTTACAAAGCTCAGGGCAGGTTATGAAGTTTGGGATTGAAGCCTCTGTTAATGGTGAACAGATTATATTACAAAGACTAGATATTCTAGCTAAGATAGGAAGATACGCATTATGAGTGACCCTCATTTTAATTGTAAACTAGAGGAGTTTCCAGAAAAAACTTATGGTGAAGTTGGAACTAAAGAGCGTAGACAAAATCTTTGTAAGAATAATCAACTACAACGCTCATATGACTTAACATTAGCTGCTTATAATGCAATGTCTGAGGCCCAAAACCATAAGTGTGCTATTTGTGGGGAAGAGGAACTGGGCTTTCATAATAGAGGAGAAGAAAAGGTGCCACTGGCCCTAGCAGTAGACCACGATCATTCTACAGGAGCTATCAGGGCATTACTCTGCGCTAAATGTAATAAGGCTATTGGTCTTTTTTATGATAAACCTAGTAATCTCTTGTCGGCTTATGAATATCTACTAGAACATAAATTTACAGGAGAAGATTAAAAATGTCGGATTACTCTACAAGTTATGACGGGGCGGCTAAAGATGCAGCTCAATCTACGATTGCAGGGGCAGATTTTGATACTGAATTCTCTGCACTAGAAACAGCTATTGCTACTAAATCTAATAAGATAGTGTCTCCCACTAATGGAAACCTTATTGAACAAGATGCTAGTGGGGATTTAGTGGACAGCGGGGTATCCCTTCCAACAGGTACGTTGGTGGGTCACACAGATACTCAAACATTAACTAATAAAACTGTGGTGGTTGCTAGTAACACAGTAACTACTGCTGCGTCAGGTAATCTGACCGCCACAGAGTTAAATGCTGCTTTAGCGGAACTACAAGCAGATATAGAGACTAGAATGGACAGTGGGGGGGTAGTCCCTCATTATGCGGATGTTTGGACAGATGGCTCGGGGTTCCAACTACCTAGTGGGTGGACAAGTGCTAAAAACTCTACAGGTAATTATACCGTCACACACAATCTAGGCCATACTGATTATGGCTTAATAGCTCACGCCAGAGGAGTTTCGGTTAATCCTAAAGAAATACAAACGAATCGGGCTACAAATACTATCACTGTATATACATTCGACAATGACATTGCAGCAGATTCGTACTTTTCCTTAGTAGTTTTTGATTATTCTTAGATGAGATTATTAGATAATGCTTGAAGCTCTCATATTTTCAGTAGGTATAGGATTCCATGCGGAACAATGGGATGATCCAGAAGTACAAGGTATGGATAATCCTATCGGTATTGTAAGAGTCTCTAATAAGTGGGATAACGGTCTTGAAGCATATTGTGAACATATAAGCTCTATTCCTGTATGGGAAAGAGGACTAGGTTTTAATCATTGTGGAATACTCCTTGAATTCTGAAGATATAAAAGACTACTTATCACGCTCAGGAGACACTGTAATAGGCAATGAGTATGAGATGATAAAGAATAAGCATGGGTTTATGTCTTATGCTGTGGATGGGAACAGGTTAGTCATTATCCAATGTTACGGAGATGGCAAGTATTGGGATAATATGGCTACTGAACTAGCTATCAAAAACAAGGTAGATAAGATTATGTTTATTACTAAAAGAAATCCACAAGCTTTTGAAAGAAAGTATGGTTATAAGGTCATTGGGTATGCTATGGAGCGAGGAGTTTAATCATGGGAATGGATATTTTAGGCGGGATTGGTACTTCTATTTTAGGTGATGTTATGGGAGGTGGTAAGGGAGAGACTACTACAACAGCACAGACACCAACTCCTATTGATATTTCTGGAGGCGGTTTGTTTGACACTACAGGAGCAGGACAAATTAATCTAACACCTGAGATGCAAGCTATTCAACAAGGACTCTTTGCACAGGCGGGCGGGCAAGACCGCTTCCAACAGCAAGCAGGCCAACTAGGACAACAATTCCTTGGTCAAGTGGGCTCTACAGACCCCTTTGCTACAGCACAGACTCAGTTTGGTCGTATGGAAGATATACTAGCTCCTCAACGTGACCAAGAGCGCATGGCTCAAGAGAGTCGTCTATTCTCTCAAGGTCGGCTAGGCTCTACAGGAGGGGCACAACAGCAACAAGCTCTTGAGAGTGCTTTCCTTCAGCAACAGCAACAAGGCTTATACGATGCCCTAGCGCAAGGACAAGCTATCCAAGGACAGCAGATTTCACAAGGTTTAGCATTAGGTCAAACGCCTCTTTCTCAACAAACACAAGCTCTTAATAATCTCTTAGGTATTCAAACAGGTGCTACGCAGCAATTAGAGGTAGGGGGTACTCTAGGAGGTGTTACACAAGCTAAAACTACCCCGGGTGTTACTGCTGGGGGGTTACTAGGGGGTGGTTTGATGGAATCCGGGGGTGAATTATTCGGAGCAGGTATGAAAGGATTATTCAGTGGAGGAGATTATATGAACCCCGCTAGCGGTGCCTTTAATCCAGCAGCCTTTCAGACAGGGGGCGGAGCTGGCGGTACTTGGACTAATCCTATCTGGGGCGGGAGTAATGTATAATGGCTACTAAATTTGATACGGGGTTGTTCAGTACCCCAGAGCAGACACTAGCTGCTGAAGCAACCGCTAGAGCTACTGACCCTCATGCTGCTATTCGTAAGGCGTGGGGTGGTGCTGGAAGAGAACTAGCAGGGGCGTTTAGTAGAGGGCTAGGAGGAGAAGGCTTACCTGAGTCTGAGGCTGTTAGATTGGCTCGTAGTGGGCAGGAGGCTATGCAGGGTCTTGATACGGCTGACCCTCAAAGTTACTTTGCGGTAGCTAAAAGACTTAATGAGAGTGGCCTTACTAATGAGGCTCTTAAACTCGGTAAAATAGGTAATGACCTGCTTAAACAACAGCAGGATGCTGCTGCAAAAGGGAGAGGACGAGGTGATTACTGGACACATGAGAAGTTTGTAAAAGATGGTGTTACCGTATCTGTCCCCTATAATCACCGCACTAACGAATACGATTGGAGTGGTCAAAAGTCATTAGTTGCGAATAAGTTATTAGTAGACCCAAGCAACCCTGATAACCAAGCAGCTATAGCTGCTGCTAAGAAACGTGCCAGTATTAGGGCCACAGAAGAGACTACAGCCCAACTTGACCTGCCTAAAGTTGAATCAGACGCTACTTACTTAACTGGGGTAATAGATAAGGTGCTGGAGCATCCTTCTTTTGGAGATGTGGTGGGAGCGCCTAGTTTAGAGAAAGCTACGCAGTTTATCCCCGGAACACCTGAATCTGACTTTAGACAACTACAGAAACAGGTAGAGGGTAAGACGTTTATGACAGCATACGAGACACTTAAAGGAGGAGGTCAGATAACTGAGCTGGAAGGAAATAAAGCAACTGAGTCCCTTCATCGGATGAAAACTGCATCAAGTGAAGAAGGGTATATAGAGGCTGCCACTGAGTTTAAGGCAGAGTTGCAGAGGATGGTACAGTTAAAGAGAGTGCGGGCAGGTATGTCAGTAGGTCAAGTTAAACTAGACCAGAGGGCTACTGCAAAAGCCACACAAATTGCCGAAGATGGGAATGGTGATAGGGTTTTTGAGATTGGAGGCGTATGGCAATATGCTAATGGTACAAAATACGGAGCTGAATAATGGCCTTACCCGCAGGATTAACTGTAATAGAAGATAAGAGGGTAGTAGCTACCCTCCCCGCTGGGTTGACGCTCACGTCTGAAGATAAAGTAGAAGATACTCCTCCTACTGAAAAGGAAGCTATAACCTCGGGGGAGACGTTTACCCCTATGCCGGAAGGTTTTATGGAGGGGGAGTATTCATCGGATGAAGAGTTAAATAGAAGGATAGCTGAGAGAGGGTGGAAGCGGCTACAAATTGAAGAGAGTAAAGAGAGGGGCGAGGTATCTGCCCCTGTTGCTGGTTTTCAAAAGGCTGGTCAATTATTTGGGGCTGGACTAGATATTGCTGGTAAAGAGATAGTTGATGCCACTAAAGGTCTTGCTGGATTAACTGCCGCTGTATATGATGCCACTATACCTGATGCTGCTAAGGAGTATTTAGCGGAGACAGGTAGTGATATTGTCTCAGAGATGTATGAGCTGCAACACAAGCTAGGGGTTGATGAAGCTATCTCTTACGCAAGTAAAGATGTCGTAAAGTGGTGGGATGGACTAGACCAACAGACACGTAGGAATTTACACGCTACGGGTCCTATTAGTTCTGTTGTACCTCTTCGACAAGCTGGTGAATTAGCGGGGAAGGCTGTTAGCAAGGTAGCTGTTCCAGCTAAAGTTAAAGTAGTAAGCAGTCTAGCTAAAGAGAAGATGGAGGATGCTATTGAGTTTGTACGACCTCATCTATCTGGAAAGTACGAAAGAGAGGCTTTAAAGCGTACTCGACATGGGGTCTATACTCCTACTCTCAAAGAACAAGAGATGGGTGAGCTTGTGCAAGGGTTAAAGGGATACACGATACACGGCAATCCTATTAAAAATAAAGATGCTGTCTTAGAGGCTTTGCAAGTGAGGAAGATAAAGCTAGACTCTAATATAGCTAAATATGGCACTGAAGTCCCGGCTGATAAACTTAATGATATTGGGGAGGCGGTAATAAACCTAGCAAAAGATAATGCTGACTTTGTTGGAGTAAGTGAGAAAATACCTCTTCTCCGTATTGCCAAGGTTAGAGAATTACTCAAAGCTAAAGCTGCCTCTAATGGAGGTAAACTAACATCTAAAGGTGTCCATGAGGTAAGGCAAGAATGGGATAAGATTATAAAGGAAAGGTCTAAAACTGCATTTGACCCATCTGGTAAGCAATTTGACCCTATCCTTAATACTGACAAAGTAATCCGTAATAAACTTAATGATATTGTGGATGAAACTACTACTGTAAATGTTAAGACAGGACGTTCTGAGGTAAGCAACCTTATTACTGCCTCTGATAACATAGTTGGACGCTTACAGAGAACCCATGATGATTTCTTAAAAGACACACTTAATACAATAGGTAATACAGCTCGTGGTTTCTGGGCAACAAAGACATTAGGTAAATTCGCTGGCGCAGGTACTTTAGGTGGCGCTGCTGTTATTGACCCTAAGATTGCAGGCGGTATTATGGCTGTACTTGGAGCAAGTTATGTAGGCAAGAGGATAGTTATGTCACGTCCTTCGCGTAAAGTGCTTGTGGGTATGCTGCAAGGGTTAGATGAGGCAGGGAAGGCTACAAAGAATGCGTCAGAGTTAGTTAAGATTAAGAAGAGTAAAACAGCACTAGCTAAACTTATAGCTAATATAACTATCCAAGAAGTGGATGAT